AGGGACAAAACGAGCTAGAAAGAATGCTAAACATCCGGAGCGGTTAATTAAAATAAAACGTTTAAAAGGGTATAAATGAGTATTTTATTTAAAAAACAAAGCGTAAAATTGACTTTTAACGCCCTCGTAGTTCTAGGGTTGATGTTTGTGTCATGGAATTTTGTTAGTGCGGAAGTTATTGTTAGTCAGGTAAATAACAATGTTAATGAAACTGTTGCTAATACATACATTTATCAAGAATTAGGAAATGTCTTTAATGGTGAAGCAGTTGGTTTTGTAAAATTATTTCAAAGTGGTACTGGTCCTGCAAGAGTAGCTATTGTTGATTGTGGTTTATCGCAATGTACTAACACGCATAGTTATATAGATTTCAGTAATCAAATAGAAAGCAGTTGTGTTTTAACATTTTTTGGTCAAATATGTGATTATGATTTCAGTTCTTTAAATGTTGTTTTAACTTCGGGTCATTATTTTGCACTTATTACTAGTAATACGGGCGGTGGTAATAATACTCAGTTTGGTGATGCTGATGATATATATCCAGATGGTGATTGTATTAAATATTCTTCTGGTTATACTCCATGCACAATCATTAAAGATATGTATTTTCAGATATATGATAAAAATGGTTTTCATCTTAATACGAAAATTATATCTGTTTCGCCCTATGACAACCAAGAAATACCTTCTTATGCGACTGGTATTGATTTAGGTTATATCGTGTATATTCAGGATGGTGGACCGGATCAAATTATTACTTTTGATGTATCACCATATAACAATTATCAAGATTATGCTGGTGGGTCGTTCATTATTCTATATAGTACGACTACATCTATGAAAGGATTGATTAGTTATAGTACAACTACATCAATGATTCACGATTTAGGAAATTATTCTCTTAATGTAACTATTAAACCTTCTTCTGGTTTTGGTTTTCTTTTAGATGGTTTTACACCGGCGACTGTTGCAACTTCTACTTGGTTTTACTTCGGTACTACAACTGCTTTTGGCGAAAATATAAGAAAAGGAACGCAAGAATATGCTAGATTTTTTAATTCTTTTTCTGTAACAAACACAGCGACATCTACTCTTTCAAGTGCATGTGATTTTATGTCTGCTTTTTCTGCTCATTTACCTGATTGGATTGGTGGAAATGGTGAAAATACATGGGACTTTGGTGATTGTATATATTCTTTATTTGTTCCTAGCAATAAACAAGCAATTGATTTATTAAATACAGCGAGGAGCGGATTTCTTTCATATTTTCCACTGGGATATGTTACTGATTTTTTCACAATTTTGGCTGGTACAACGACAGCTTCTAGTATAGGAATCGACGCAACTGTACCGCCTGGGATTCCAGGAGAAGGGTCTAATTTAACCGTTTCTATTGATGAAAATACTTTATCTTACATTTGGGATGCTGATATAGGGTCCTTTGTTAATGAATCAGCACCGGATACAAGGTCATTTTACGATATTACATATGATTATTGGAAAATAATTTGTTATATATTATTAGCATTTTATCTTATCGGCCGTATTTTGGGATCTACTGTTATACCTGGTTTTTCTGTTACTAATGAAATTAGGGGGAGAAATATTAGAACTAGAAAGTTAGAGAGAATGTATGAATCTACTATAACGTCAAAAATAAAATGATTTTATATTTAATATTTTCTTTCATTATATTATTGTTAAACCTTGTTTTTTGGATGGTGTCTTTAGGTGGACACAGTGTAACTATTGCATCTATACCTTTTTTCGGTGAGCAGATTTCGTCTTCACTTGTAACTGCTATAGGTTATTGGAATTTAGGTATAACAGTTATACCGTATTTTCAGTTACCTTGGACTATATTTCTTTATATAGTTATCCCCTTTGAGATAGCTTTAATTGTTGCTAAGATTTTCTTAGGGTCGAGAGTGCCTGCGAGTATAAATTAATAATAATATATGATAATTAACCAACCACTTACTTTAGAGTTAGCATTTGAGTATATGAACGCTGTGTTATCGTTTCATAATATTTCGTTATTTGTTGTTTTTATATTATTAATAATTGCTACAATTCAATTATATGAGCTTGGAACAAATAAATCATAAAATGGATATTGCTTGGAAACAGCTTGAGGATGCTGTTAGATATCGTGATGTTGAAACAGCGTTTAGTCGTATGAAATGGATTTTGGTATTGGATAAAGAGCTTGTTGATGAGGTTGAGCAAAGGATGTTACCGGTAATTGAGTAAATATGGAAATTTTTTTTGCCGCGGTTGGTATATCTCTTTTGTATGAGGGATGTAAAATATTATTTAATATTTTATGGACAGAAAGTAATAAAGAAGATATTAATGATTATGAACGAGGGTTTATTGATGGTTTAAAGGAATATGGAAATAGGAAAAAAAGTACTTGAAAAAGACCTTATAGATATCTTTAAGGCCTCAGAAGGGTCTATAAATATGTATTATGGTCTTATTGGTAATGGTAAAACTTATGCTGCGACATCCGATATTTTAGATTTGTTGAAAAAAGGTAAGGTTGTATATTGTAATTGGCATATTGTTGTTGATGATTTTGATGATAGAGAATCGTTTTTTATGTCATTTATGAATGTTTTGTTATTCCGTAAGACTTATTACAAGATTCCTTGTGCTAAGAATTTACATTTTTTTGATCCGGAGAATTTTGATTCAACAGGAGAATTAGTAGAATGGTTAAGTAAATTAAATGATTGTCATATTTTTTTTGATGAGGGGCAGGATATGTTCGATTCTTATGAAGGAACAAGATTTTCAAAAGCTAAAAGACGTCTTATACTCCATACCCGGCATTTCCATCGTTCATTATCGATTATCTCGCAAAGGCCTACCGCAATTCAAGTATCAGCACGTGGAAACGTTAACCGTTTCTATAAGTGTGTTAAATTGGCGACTTTTCCCTGGATTCGTTTTGCGAGATTTGAATTTCAAGAAATGGCAGGCGAAACAGTTAATGAAACGGTTGACCCTATAAGTCGTAAAACTTATTGGGGTTCTAATAAAGTATTTCGTGCGTATAATACAGATTATCTTTCTGAGGGTATTCCTAAAAGTCAGAATGTATTTTTTGAAGCATATCGTTTGAATTTTTTCGAACGTTTGCGATTATTAGGTAATCATTTCGTTAGGCCTTTCGGCGCCTTAAGGCGCCGAAAGGCCTCGAAACAGCTACCGGTCCAAAAGGGCGGTGTTCATGCCGTTCCTGTTCCTGCGCCGGTGTCTGTTTCGGGGCCTATGGATAAACGGCCCTTGTCTGAGGCTTTACCATTCTAATATATTTGGATTAACTGCTAACGCTTGGATGGTCCTATTTTGGATAACGTTTTTTTCTTTTCCTTTTCTTTTTCTTGTCTTGTCCGCTTCTCTTCTTTTTCTTTCGGGTCTTTGAAAAATAGGGCAGACCGATCCCCATATAAAAAGGTCTGCCCCTATTTTTCCTTTCTTTTTTGCTTCTTTTTTCTTTGTTCTTTACCTGTGGATAACTTTTTTTTTTATTTAGGTGTATAGTGTTTGTATGACAATAGGGGAAAAAGCTGCAACTTACTTTGCTATTATTTCAGTTATTTTGCTTGCTTTAAATATTGCTGTTTCGGTTTTTGCCGGAACGGTTACAACTTTGAAAGATGATATGTTAAAGAATTTTGGTGTAACGTATGAATCTGAAAGAGATATAGCACTATTAGAGAATTTTTGTAAAATTCGTCAAAAATTTGGAACTTATAAGGATTTTTCTGAATATCGGGATTGTGTAAATTATCATAGAAATCTTGATGAAGTATATAAAAAATAAAATAAAATATTTTATTTTTATAATTACATTGTTACCTGGTTTTGCTTTTGCAGAAACACTTTTATTTTCTCAAGATAATACAGGAACGGACTATAACAATATAGGTACTTATTGTGTGGCGCAAACTTGGACGGCTGATAATAATGCAGATTTAACCGCTTTATCATTTTATATAGCCAGAACAAGCGAAGCTTCTTGGACTTATAAAATAGTTAGTACAACCGGCGGTGTTCCGGATGATAATACTTTAATAACTAAGACAGTTAGTGATCCGGGAGGAACTAATCAGTGGTTAAAAGTTACTTTTGATTCAACATTGAGTATAACAAATGGCACCACATACGGTTTAGTTGTATCGCAAGACTCTACAGGTGGTATATGGAATTATCAAAACGGAGATATTTTTACAGGTTCTGATTACAGGCAAGCAAATTGTAGTGGTTCTTTCGTTTCTTGGAATGGCGATGATTTTCCGGTACGAATTTATGGCAATGTTACAGGTGGTGGTTCGCCGGTTGCTACAACTTCTACTTCTACTACTGCATCAACTACTATTCAAATGCTTGGTGGCATTATGTTTGGTCAAGGAATTCTTGTAGTCCTAATGTTCCTTATGGCTATTGGCTTTATGTTTAATAATGTAACTAACAAAAAACAGGTATGGCAGTCTTAATTATTTACTACTTTATTTATGTTTCTTTCGCTATAGGATTTACTATCCTAGTTTACAAGTTCTTTTCGATAGGATTTGATTTTATAAGCTCAATTATAGAGCGATGATTATTTTTGCTGATGATTTATTGATGTTTTACTTGGTTTGTCCTTTTATAGCTCTTTTTCTTTATCTGGTTTTTAAGGTTCTTTCTTATTTTAAGTTCTGATGGTTCGCCTCTATGTGAGCCGGTCCCACTAAGGATCCGGCCCACATATGGGCGTGTCATAGGTCCGTTAGGGTCTGGATGTGTCCTAGGTCGGCGTTAGTCATTCGCTTATATGTCGAATAAAACAAAAACAACTTGCCAGCACTAAATTCCACTACAACTGCGGTATTTTCGTCTATCGGACTTACTGCACAAGATATTTACAGTACTTTCACTAGTTTGATTGGTACTGCTGTATCTTTCGGGCTCTGGTTGATTCAGGTATCTTGGCCGTTTCTTCTTGGCCTGGCCTTTATCTACCTTATGTGGCGCTTGGCCCATAAATTTATGGGATTCGGGCGTTAACATAAAACCACACCGCCCCGGTGGTGGTGTGGCTTTACAAGAAAATTATATCATATGGCTGACAAGCATAAAATAGGGACAAAACGAGCTAGAAAGAATGCTAAACATCCGGAGCGGTTAATTAAAATAAAACGTTTAAAAGGGTATAAATGAGTATTTTATTTAAAAAACAAAGCGTAAAATTGACTTTTAACG